AGCCCCGCAAGGGTCTGCTCACTCGCTACGGCAAGGCTGCTGTGACTCCCGAGTCTCGCTTCTTCCGTATCATCCGAATCATCGGTGCGGGTAGCAACTACCTCTTCCGCACGGGTGCTGTTGGTGGTAACGTCTGATAGACCTCACTAACTAACTAATAAGAGAGCCGTGCTTTTTCAAGTGCGGCTCTCTTTCTTTCTCTATATACAGTGGAGGATATGTTATGAAATACACATACACTAACACACGCCAAGCTGGGGTGCGCGTCTTCACGAAAAAAGGTCCCCTATTTATTAACCCTGGGGCTACCATCACTGTTGACGAGCCTTTAAGCAGTGCTCCTTACTGGATTGTTCCCGTTAACACAGAGGATCCCCTTGTCAAGGGTACAGTCGAATCCACTGTAACTGTTACCGAAGAAACCACTGTAACTGCCACTGAAGAAACCACTGTCGCAAAAACGACAAAAGCTCGCCGCCGCAAGACCACTACTGAGAAGGAGTGAGTAGATGAGTTATAGAGCCGTCAAACCTCAGACTAGGTATGGCAATACTTTCGGCAACGTTGGCGGAAGTAACGCGGAGCTAGAGGAGTGGGAGTATCCTGGGGATGTCGATTATGACAACATGAATCGTCGTCGATTCAAGAACCAGACCCACTTCTCAGAGTTCTATGAGTCTATCAAAGATTTTGTTTTAGCCCGCCTAGGATTCCCTGTGGTTCGAGTGGAGCTTACAGACTTTCAGATTCAGACGGCAATCGACGAGGCCATCTCAAAATTGGACTACCACGCGCCTGACTGGTGTACCCAGTTCTGTACTTTTGCAACTAGCGCAAATGTTTCGTTGTACGAGCTACCCTCCGTGGTAACTAATAACTTTAGAAACGCGATCTATAGAAAGCACCTTCTAAGTATCAATCAGTCTGAAGGCACGTTAGAGTTCGATTTCTTCATCAAATACTTCCAAGATAACTTCCTGTTCAGAGACTTCTCTGTGGGAGATTACTACGTCACCATCTCCCACCTGGAGATGATGAGAAAGATTCTTGGTAATGACGGCACGTTTAATATTGTAAATAACAAATATCTGAACATTGCACCGCCACCTACTTTTGCTGAAGAGGTTCTTGTAGAGTTCAAGGCGATTGATAGCACTTGCCTGCACCCATATTTTGTTAACTGGATTCAGCGATTCAGCCTTGCCATCTGCAAGGTGATCCTGGGACAGATTCGCGGTAAGTATCAGACGCTGCCCTCTCCTGCTGGAGGAGCGCAGTTGAACGGCGATTCTCTGATACAACAAGGCACTCAAGAGCAAGAGCAGCTTGTTGAGCAGCTAATGACCGAGATTGAAGAGCCGCCCGCATTTAGCACCTTCTGATGTCCAAAAGAAAACAGTTCAGAACGAATCATGAAATCGTAGGGGATACCGCGTCAGAGTTCAACGATATGTTGAACCTATACGACTTGGAGAACCCCGACATTGAACTGTTTAACATGGTGGACGATGAGCTTATTCGTCTTGGAGGCTCGAAGATTCTGCTGTACAAGTTTTTCCGCCGTGAAAGCATGGCCGACGACCTGTATGGAGAAGCTTCCCAGAAGACAATCTCTAACACTCCCATCGTGTTGCAGGGTCACTACGAGCCCCAGGCACTTGAGGAGAATCTTACTGAGTTCGGAATCGAGGTTACCAGCGAGCAGATCTTTACGTTCAACAAGAGCTACATTGAGAAGCTTGTTGGACGCCCCTTGATTCCAGGGGACATTCTACAGCCTGAGTTCCAGAACCTGAAGTATGAAGTCTTTGAGGTTCAGGAAGATCAGTTTGATGTTTATGGGGTCTACCACTTAAGCTGCGCTGCGAAGGTCCTTCGCGACGATGAAGATATTCTTCGCACTGACGAAGCTTTCCCACAGGATGAGGTGTACTAATGGCTGGCGCATACTGGACTATCGACGCGATCAGGAACGAGATCACCGCACTTCAGAATACAGCTTCATTTCAGAAGCCTGATTTCTATCGAGCATTTACAAGGCGAATCAAAGAACTTTTCTCAGATCTTCAGGTGGTGAAGGGTGATGATACGATTCGTACTGTAGAAATTATCTACGCGAACCCTGAGCGTGCGATTGCAAAGATCATGGAAGGGCGGTCTACGAAACTACCTCTCCTTTCTCTTCAGCTTGATGGTATTGAGATTGCTCTCGATCGTCGTAAGCCGATGGAGGCGTTGGTTGAGAAGAAGTATTGGCTGTCCGATAAGCAGAGAGCAGTTCGATACATGGCACTGGCTCCTGTAGCCGCCAACCTGTCCTTTGCGGTAAATGTATGGGGGAAGTACGTTGAAGAAGTAAATCAGCTTACTGAGCAGATTCTTCTGATGTTCCGACCTAACCTTCCCGTTGATATTCGCCCTGATGAAACCTATCAGGCATATGTAAACGATGTATCCGATTCCTTTCAAGTGGATGTTGGTGACAAGCAGGACCGAGTACTGAAACGGGTCATTCGATTTAACGTTGAGTCTTACGTACCCAGCAAGGTTTTCAAGTTCACCAATACAGGCGAAATTGTTACGATGAACTACGAGGCTTACATCGAAGAAACGAGCGGCCTTATTACATTGGAGGAGTTTCTAGGTAAAGGAGCACCCCTACCTAAATCAAGTTAAAAAAATCTACGTTACATAGACACTATCCTGTCTAAATACAATAGAGGTAAATCTAATGACCAACCACGTAAAAATCAAAAACATCACTCACCAAGGTCTTGAGATTGTTGCTCGACAGCCCTCTGGACAATTTGACCACATCTGGTTGGAGTCCATGCAATCGACAGTCATTCCTGCCGCGTCTGTGACGCAGCTTCTGCGGTCCATCGAGGCACGGCAAATGGTTAAGATTACAAACGTTTAATAGGAGAACAATAAAATGCCCTCATATGTAAGCCCCGGAGTCTATGTAATCGAGAAGGACTGGTCTGACTACACGCCTTCTCTAAACTCAACAAACGTTGGTATTATGGGTTTCGCCTCTCAAGGTCCGACCGGAAAGGCAACACTCATTACCAACGCTGACCAATTACTCACTACCTTTGGTCGCCCCGATGATGTCATTGGCGGTCAAGGTCTAATTGGTGCGTATCATATTCTTGATCGCACGAATACTGTTTACTTTACTCGCGTAAACACTACCGACGCCGCAGTGGCTGATGTCGCTGTACAAATCGGAAACTGCCCGCACGTAAAGACATCTACCGCCATCGGCAGCGATTCGTATCACTTCTTCGCCATTGAGGTTGAGGACGGTGCAGGAAACTCGAAGACGGGTACTCCCCTGTTCGTCAATGTCCTTCAAGCGCCCAGCTACTTCCCAGGCGCTTCAGGTGCAGATGCTGTTGCAACGGCAGTAAGCCAAGCCACATCCCCCACCTCGCCTTATAGCTTCCGTAAGACTGCTGACGAGGCGGGGCACTTCATTGGAAGCTACGCGGGCTCCGGTGCCTCCATCAAGGTTTGGGGTTGGTCTTCCACAAATGCTTTCCCGACTATCCCCGCAGGTACTGCCGTTGCCGACCTAGCTACTTTCTCTAGTACTACGATTGGAGATGCTTTCTCCGCGACTGGCGGAAACATGGAGTTCTTACCTAACGATGGTTTCGCGGATGGTCCTGCGGCGAACGGCGGCGTTCAAAGCTCTGCGCTTACACTTGACCCTGCAAATGCTTCGGGCGGTGCTTATGTTACACGAACGCTGTACCCTGGTGCGGGCTACAACTATAGTTCCATTATTCGCTCCTACGGTGTTAAAGTTAACGGGTTGCAAGACACTGTTACGGCACGCTCAGGCCCGGACACGACCTTTAATCTTGTGGTTGCCGGTGGCGTTGAAGAGTCGAATGAGGTTAACCTTGTAACTAATCCGACTGGATTGAACAAGGATCCTGAAGCTGTCATTAACAATACTGCGGACGAAACGAACAAGACTTCGGAATATATTATCGGAGAGTTTGCGGTCGATAACGCCGACCGAGATGATGTTCTTTGGACTCTTCCTACCGCATGGGGTAGCGGGTTTGTAGAAAACGGAACGGCAAACCTTAAAGTGTTCACTGCCTCTGGGTCTGCTGCTGTAGATGCGGCGGCCACGAACATTCTATACGCCAAGCTTGTAGACGGAACCTACAACTTCGCAGGCGGTGTGAATGGAGACCTGAGCGGTAGGAGCTTCTCTGATAATGTAGTGAAGGAGGCTGTCATCGGCAGTGCTGCGGAGAACACTGGAATCTACTCTTACCTCAAAGAGGATGTAGATATCTCCCTACTTGCCATTCCCGGTTGCACTGAGCAGAACATTGTAAACAACGCGGTCTCGATTGCTGAGTCTTCTCAGGAGTACCTCTTTGTAACCAACCCGCCCTTCGGCATCAGCACTCCGCAAACCGCAATTGCTTGGTCGAACGGTGTTGCGGAGGGTCGTACTGCTGCTCTTAACAGTTCTTACGCCGCCGTCTACTGGCCTTGGGTTAAGCTCTTCAACCCCTTCACGCGAGTTGACGAGTACGTCTCCCCAGACATCTTCGCCATTCGTCAGATGGCTTTCACCGATGCTAATTTCGATGCTTGGTTCGCTCCTGCGGGTCTGGTTCGCGGTCGCCTCACGAAGCCTGTCGATGTTGAAGTTGTACTCACGCAGGGTGATCGGGACGCTCTTTACGGTCCTGGTAACATCATCAACCCTGTTCAGAAGTTCCTCACTGAAGGCATCGTTCTTTGGGGTCAGCGCACCACGCAGCGTACCGCTACGGCGCTTGACCGCATCAATGTTCGCCGCCTGATGATTATCATTCGCAAGATGCTCTTGGCCTCTACCCGCCAGTTCGTCTTCGAGCCCAACGACGCTGCAACTTGGAAGCGAGTCACCAATGCTGTCGAGCCCCTTATGGCCGACATCAAGAGCCGCCGAGGAGTTGTGGATTTCAAGGTTATCTGCGATGCGACTACCAACACCCCGATTCGAATCGACCGAAACGAACTGTGGTGCAAGGTAATCCTACAGCCCACCAAGGCTGCGGAAGTTATCGTCTTCGAACTTAACCTCACAAGTGCAACC